TCATGAAGATAAAATTCGTAATCATGCTTATAATGGAAGACCAGTTGATTCAACTCATGAATTGAAAGATGTTTTGAAGTATGACACCTTGCAAGTATCACATTTGCCAAATCAATCCATTTCTAAAGATTCAGGATTTCGACGTACAGGAAAGTTTTCAGATAAGATAACAACTTATCCAGCTATCCAGACGTCTAGAGACCCCAGAATTCCACTCGGATCGAGACATCATATGTATGTTTCTCTGAACAAAGACAATGGCGATAAGATTCCTTATATACATCCAGAAGAGGAACCTTTTCTCGTTTCAGTACTCACTATTGCTTTGCAGGAAAATTGGAATTGGAGTTCAACCCGAATATATGATGTTGATACTGCTGTAAATGGTGCCAGAAAACCTGGTTCTACTCCCATTGATATCCATACATCAGCTGGATTGCCCTACAAATTAGAACCAGGGACTGTAGGGAAACAACCTTTTATTTACTACTCTCCCCATCAAGGTAGAAGAGTTGTAACTCAACGTATTTATGATGACGTTGAACGAAAACTTTCTCATTTTGAGAATGCACAAACGAGTCCTGATTTTAAGCTTGAGTTCAGAAAACCAGAACTCGTCGGAGAAAATAAAATATCCGACAAACCAAAAACCCGTACCGTTGGAATGGGAAATATACCTGACCAGATCATTTATGACACCATAAATAAAGATTTGCACACTGGTCTGAAGAGTGTATATCGCAACGGTAAAGCTTCTTCCTATGTTACAGGACTAAACATGGAAATACACGCGGAACAGATACTTGATTATATTAAGTATCATGACTTTGTACTTGATTACGATGTTGTTGCTTGGGAAGAAAAAATGAGTAGACAATTGTTAAGATTGGTAGCTAAAGCTAAAACCAATCTTATCAACAGTGCTTATCGATCGAGAGGTGAAATACCCCCTCCAAGAATATATGAAATATTCATGTCCCAGATTGATGACTTTGTTTATTCAAATGTCGTATATGAAGATACTATACGACCCCGATTTTCAGGAATGCTGAGTGGCTGGCCTGGAACACTGGTTGATAATACATCAGCACACATTATGATAATTGCTTTAATTATGCGTCGTTGCTTGCTAGCAAAAGGTTTAAAATACCTTGCTAATCCAATTTGGATTAGAAACAACATACGCATGATTGCAGCAGCTGATGATGTTTTATTAGCTCTGAGCCCACTCGCGAGAAACC